CTTACCCATTATGCCCACGCCTTCTGAGGGACAAACTTACCCTCGCTGCTTAGTGTGTACCACTGTGTAGGGCACTTAGGCTCGCCGCCTTGATTATTGACTACTGAACAGAAGTAACCACCCCAAGCCTTGTTATTCTTAGTGCCTTCTCGCCATTGCATGTGTCCATGCTTGCAAGATGGTGCTTCTTGTGCTTCGCCTGTACCTATGATCGCAGCTACGTTCTCAATAGCCTTCTCAAGAGTTACCGGAGCATCTACTACCTTCATATATTCATTAACCGGAGTAGTCCAATAGTCCTGCTGATCTGGTACGAGATCCTGTACCGGTGGCTTTGCTACTTTTGTAGCAACCACCTTGGTCATTTCTTCGCGGCTTGGTCTCTTTCCTTTAGGAGCATAACCTGCATTTGCAAGCGCTCTGCCGATTGCTGAAGTCTCTGCATTCTCCAGTGCAGAAGTTGAATTGACACCCCTATCAGACACGCTCTCACTAGCAAGCCCAGTCGCCCACGGCTTTGCATCGGCTTCCGTCTTAAATAATTCAGCACTAATAATGTATCTAGTGTCTGTGGCCTGCTCAATCTTTGTGAATACTCTTCCATCTGGATACTCCTTCCAAAACTTTTCTAGTCGGCTCTCGACTGTTTCGTAATCTGCTAAATTAAATGCCATTAGTCATTCCCCCACGTGAAGTTAATGTCGGCTTCTGCATCAAGGACTGTCTGGTATATTGAAATGTAAGCAAGTGCATCTTTGACACTGTCTTCATGGCCTGGAGATTCACTAAGCCTAGAAACCTTGAGCAGCGCCATACATAATGCGACTTGACTAGGTGTAATTGGATGGTCGAGGTATGCCGACCACAGCTCACTGATCCTTTTATGGTTTGTGTAAGGGTGACCATAGATCGTTCCCCTTGTATGGACCAAATCGACAACATCAGCTAGTAGCTTCTCAGTTTTTGTCATAATCAAATACTTGGTCGGTTTTAACCTTGTTTTGAATCATTCTGCGGTGCATATCCCAGCCATCTTTACGGCCTCGCCAATAATGAGTTTGCTTTAGATCATCTATATGCGTTGCCAATAACAACCACGCAATACTTGTACCTATAAATAAATATATAGCCATTTCCAGTGTCATTTTGTAGCCCCATCTATGCTCACATACTTTGTGGCATGGCAATAGTGTGACACTTGTGTATGACTTTGTGGATGATTTAGACTGTTTTGTTTATAACGATTAGATAACGTTAATATCTTCGAGGTCATCGATATGGTCGTCGATAGTGCGCTCGGCGTACTCTGTATTAAGCCCCATAAATTTTGCCTAACGCTGTAAATGAGCCATCCTTGTTAATTGGCACCAGGGTTGGTGTCAGGGTCTTACCTATGGTTTCTAGTATAGCAATACCCATCTGCCAATTAGCGCTTCCATAGCGTAAATAAGAGGCTTTTTTTCTATCCATAAGATTGCCTACCTCAACCCCATATAAGGCCCTGTAATGGCTTCCTACGCCCTCTGCATAGGCACTCATGCCTAGTCTGTGCGTATGGCCACACAGTACAGATTTACCCCATTTTTTAGCCAGGTTAAGGGCTGTAATACCTGCGTGCTGTGACATGTTGCCTTCATCGCCATGGGCCAGCATCCACCCTGGGTGAAATTCATAAGCGGTCTTGTGATACTCCATGCCCATATCTTTAAATCCCATAAAGGCTGGGTACTGTAATTCGGGTAAGCTGATTAAACCAGGCACCTTAAGCAAAGTGTTATATAAGCGATCAGTATGATTACTGCGGATAATATGACACTCTCGGCTGTACTCACTGAGATCCCACAATATCGACTTAGTAAGTTCCCGATCATCGTGAATGGTTTGCCGATAAGCCAAAGGTGTGCCTTCAGCCCATTTACTAATTGTATTAAAGTCAATCTCATCCCCAACCACCAATACTGAATCAAACTTCTCCCGCCTTGCTAACTTAATTACATTCTTTACAGCTGCTTCATGATGAAACGGCACTTGTAAATCACTAATAACTAAGTAGCGCTTAATCGTCATCCTCATCTGGAGTAGGGATAGTTGGGATAATTCCATTGTCGCCTACTACCCAGTCAGGCATAGAGGATGGACTATCCATTAAATACAGGCATACAGATTCTGAGAATCCAGCCTTACGTGCAGCTTTAAACATTTCATGCTTAGCAATATAAAACACTTCTAGCTTAGATAAAGGGTCGGGTGATTTACGTACCACACGCCTGTTAATTTTCTTTCGTTTACGAGTGCTGGCCATAATAAAATTATGACTTACTAATTAAAATAAAGAGATCATCGACACGCTTCTCTAATCGTGTTAGTTGATCCTTCATGCTAGCGCCACCATTAGGTCGCAACTCGTTCAACCAGCCTTTAACTAAAAAACGTAATCCTACTAGCCCGCCTGATAGCACGGCCATAACGCCAGCGCCAAAGCCAGCCCACTCTGTAGGTGTCATGCTTCATTAGCACCGATGCCATAAGCACTGTCGGATTTATCTAGAGCCCTAGCTGCCGGACCTGCTAAAGCTGCAACAATTACAGACACGGCAGGATCTAAACCTAATTCATTACTTGCTAAAAATGTTAGTAGCGATACAAGCACACCTCTAAAGTATGATTTTAGTATTGCTTTTTGCTTCTTGCTTATTTTCATATCTTGCCTCCTATTAGTGGTATATCAAACGGCGTACCATTTAGATCGCCTAGTGTTGTAAAGCTGATATGTATATGTCGCTTGTGCGGGTTAATGCCTTTGTACTTCCGCCATTTCCAATTTAATATCTTCGAGCATATTCGCCTGTCAAAGATGACGTATGATATGCGTGGATCCGATTTGGCTGCGATTCTGATCTGGTCAGCCAGATAAGGTGCGAGGCTGTCGGATGACTCCAACCTAGAATTAAGATCAAGACCTCTGACCCACCCGAACTGGTCTGGATTATGATCCGATTTTCTGGCGGAGTGACGGCTATCGCCCAACCATCCTTCTGGACTTTTAACACACCGATCTGGAAACCACGTATCAACTTGATCTCTTAACTGCACACCAGCTGCACATAATTTAGGATTCATCGGCACAATTCCTCAAGATTATGCTAAGAGTAATTTAGCCTCGTCAGCGGTTATGCCTAAACGCTCTAGCAATTCAGCCTTAGCAGTTGCCTTTGCAATTGCTTGGTTTTCTTCATCAGATAAAATTGCTTGAGTTTTCTGTAATTTATCTTGCATTTCTAACAAGATATCTCCAGTAGCCTCAAAAACTTCATCATCAATTTGGTAATATAGTTTATCGCTCATAATCACACCTTATATCCATAGACTCGTATTGATCCACCTGTCATCGCCGCACCAGCAGTTACTGTAAAAGCAGTATAACTTGTGGCAGTTGCGTGATAACCTGATGAATAACTTCCTTCATTACTATATGGAAAATTTGCCCCGAAAAAAGTCCATTTGGCTAAAAATGGATTTACTAAAGTGCAATCCATATATAAACCAGTAGAACCAGATTCCACTCCGCTTCTCAACCAACTTGAACCATTGTTAACAGTTCTACCTGTTACGCCAGCACTTGAATAATTAACTCCTGCAATTGCCTGATAATAAGTGGTAGTCGATGCTCCCAAAGTTAATTCAAGTAAAGAATCCGATGCGGCTGACCCACCAGATATAATGATTTTATAAGCATCATAAGTTGAACTAAACGCATCTGATACTGTAACTGTTGAAACACTTGTTCCAATAGTTTGACTTTTAACTAGCACTAAATCCCCACCACCAGCAGGAGCAGTCCATTTTAATCCTGTTGCCTCTGCACTATCAGCAGTTAAAATATAAGTATTAGTTCCAGCCGTTAATTTACTAAAAGTATCTGCGCCAGTTCCAACAATTAAATCACCTTTAGCGTCTATTGCTGTTGCCATTGAGTTAGTTATTGTTACTGTTCCTGAAGTACCGCCACCGCTTATTCCTGTTCCAGCGGTTACGCCTTCAATATCACCAGTAGCGCCCGATGCAACCCAAGCAGCGCCATCGTAATACCATAAACTGTTAGTGTCTTTAGTAAATGCAAAATTACCTTCTGCTGGTGCTGTTACAGCTGCATCCCTAGCAGCGTTGCTAGCAAACACCCAAATACCTTGCATTAAGTAACCATCAACGTCGGCGGCGGTTAATACCTCGCCCGTGACAAAGTCCTTAAATCCTAATCCAGCGGCCATTATTTCTCCTTAGTAACTGAGCACATTATAGTCTAAAGTGCCGTATATATTGTTATTCAGAATCAGGGCATCAATTACGGGTTCTAAAGTCGTAAAGAAGACCCTAAAGCTGTTCGGTGTGATTGTTGTAGCCACGCCAAATATCTGCAAAGTGTTATCCAGGGTAGATCCGCCTGGCTGCGTAGTAACGATTCTGATTGGGTCAAAGAAATCCAACTCCAGGGCCGCAATAATGCCTGCGTTATAATTGTTGGTGTATAAATCCAACTCGATTCCGTCGCATCTGACCTGTGTCTCGGCACGGCTAGCGACATAAGCCTGGGCATAATCTAGAGCTACAGCATCTGTCTGCATTAGCAGGTCTTGTAGGTTATATGAGTGAATAAAGTATTTGTCAATAGATGGCTGATTGATCGCTGTTTGTGGTGATCCACCTATACGGCTTACCTGGGCTGAATTGAAGATCAAGTTATCATCTAATTTCCACATAGCATTGGCGTATGAAATGCCTGTGCCATCATCATTAAAAGTAGTAACTGTGCCACCGATTGACCCAGCGGTTACAGCTCTATCTTGGAATACAAACTCGCCATCTGTGTTTACGTAAAGCGCACCATATTCGCTATCAGCCACAGTCTGCATAGCACCTAGAGAAGTACGTGGTGTGCCAGGATCTGCCTG